CCGCCACCACGCAGTTCACCGTGCAGTGGACGTGGTGCCTGCAAACGGAGGTGACACCCGGTGCCCCTTGACACGCAGGGCTTTGACGGCCTTGCCTCCGATATCGCGGGCATGGCCGGGCGCATGGACGCGGATGGCGCGGGCGCACCCGCAGTCCGCCGCATCCTGGAAGCCGCCGCCCGGCCCATCCACCAGCAGATGAAGGCCAACGCCTCCAAAGATCCCAAAATCATCACCGGGGTGCTAAGCCGCTCCATCCGCATCGGCCCGGTGAAAAAGCGTCGAAAAAGCGGAAAGAGCATCACCATCGGCGTGCACCGCAAGGAGGAGGGCGCGTACTACGCCACGCCCGTGGAGTACGGGCACGGCGGCCCCGCGCCAGCCCCCGCGCATCCCTTTATCCGTCCCGCCTACGACACCCGCGCGGATGAAGCCTACGGGATCATCCGCGACGGGCTGTGGGACGCCATCGACCGACTGTAACGATTGGAGGAATCGACCATGGCAACCCCTACCGCATCCCCGCAGGTCGCCTCGACGGTGGGCCTCAAAAACGTGGTGATCGCGCCGCTCACGGAGGACACCGACACCAGCCATACCTATGGCGAATTGCAGCTGGTGGCGGGCGCGATTGAAGCGACCATCACTCCCGACAATACCGACCCGGACATCCAGTACGCCGACGACATCGAGTTTGACGTGCTCTATCCCGATCCGGAGCTGACCTTTTCCACCTCCATGGCGGATGTGCCGCTGGCTATCCAGGAGATGATCTTCGGCAACCAGATCGACGACAACGGCGTGCTGGTGCGCACCGCGTCCGACCGTCCGCCCTACTTCGCCGTGGGCTTCAAGTCGGAGAAGTCGGACGGTGCGTTCCGCTATGTGTGGCTCTACAAGGTGCGCGCCAAGCCCATGACGGAGAGCTACAAGACCAAGGAGGGCAAGACCATCACCCGCCAGAACGGCTCCGTGGAGTGGACGGCCATCAAGCGCACCCACGACGGGCGCTATCAGGCGGTGGCCGACGAGGGCCAGAACGGCTTTGATGCCTCCAAGGCGGCCACGTTCCTGGAAACGGTGTACGAACCCGCCTTCACCGCAGAGCCGTAACCCAAACGCATGCCGCTGCCGGTGACTCGCCGGCGGCGGTGCGCTTTTCCCGCGCAGAAAGGAGGGCAAGCCCCATGATTACCTGCACCCTGAACGGAAAAAAGTACGCCGTAGACTTCATCACAGGCCGCGCACTGCGGGAGATGGAACCCGCGGCGAAGATGTACAGCCGCATCGTCGCGCTCTCAAGCGCCGCCCTCAAGGGTGAGACGCCGGAGGATGCCAAAGAGCTGTCCATCGGCGAGGCCATGGACGTGATGATCCGCTGGTTCTGCATCCTGTTCGGCAACCAGTTCACGCCCGACGACGTGCTGGATCACTACCCGGTGGACCGACTCATGCACGACATCGCGCTTGCGCTCATGGCCGTGCAGACGCAGACGACCGGGATTCTGGATGAGTTCCCTACGAAGGCAGCGAAGACGGAAGCGGGGGCGGCGAACGCCTGACGCTGCCTGATTTCATCTATTCCACCTATAACAGCCTTCTGGAAGGCGGCTGGCGCATGGACGAGATCGACCGGATGGACCTGCCGGGGTTTCTCAGAATCCGCGCGTGGAACGCAAGACGTGAACAAATCAAGAAAGCGCCCAGACCCCGATATATCGACGAAGTATGGCCGGGGCTAAAGCCCTGATCAGGAAGCTACTCAAACGAGCAGCTTCTTTTCTTTTGCGCAAAAAGGTGGTGAAACAGCATGAGCGAAACCCTCCGCGACCTGGTGGTGTCCCTGTCCCTTCAAACGGACAACTTTACCCGCAACATCCGCTCTGTCCAGAAGCAGATCGCCGAGGCGGAGAGCCAGTTCCGCCTTGCCGCCGCGGGCGTGGAGGGCTTCGAGCAAAGCGCGGAAGGGCTGAGTACGCAGCTCTCCACGCTCGAGCGGCGGCTCACGCTTCAGCAGCAGGTCGTCACGCAGTACGAGCGCGCGCTCACCGCCGCCAACGACAAGCTGCAGGAGTGCTTTGCCCGGCAGGGCGACTATGCCCAGCGACTCACCGATGCCAGAGCCGCTCAGGAGGCGCTCAAGGCGCAGGTGGCCGCCGCCGCGCAGCAGGTGCGCGCCTTTTCGCAGACGCTGGGCGACAGCGACTCCGCCACCATCGCCGCGCGGGCCAATCTGGACGCGCTCAAGACCGAGTACCGCGCCTCCGTGCAGGAGGTCAAAAAGCTCGCCGGGCAGAACACGGCGCTCCAAAAGAGCGCGCAAAGCGCCGCCGACGCGGTGAGCACAGCCAATGTAAACCTCAATCATGCCAGAGCAGCGGTCAAGAGCACGCAGGCGGAGATCACCCGCTACAACCAGTCCTTGCGTCTGGCGCAGACGAATTGGGACGCTGCGGGCCGCTCCATCGACGAGAGCCGCGCGGCCATCGCCACCTTCGGAAAGCAGATCGCCCTAGCCGAGAGCCGCTTCAAGCTCGCCACCGTGGGCATCAAGGAGCTGGATACCAGCGTCACGGGGCTTGCCGCCAAACAGACGCTGCTCACCGAAAAGCTCGATTTGCAGCGCCGGAGCCTCACGCAGTACGAGGCGGCTTTGCAGGGCGCAAAGGAGCAGCTCAAAGCCGCACAGCAGGCCAACGACCCGGAAAAAATCCGTCAGGCCAACGACGCGGTCATCGACGCGGAAACCGCGCTGAACCGGGCCAAAACCGCCGTGGCGGCGACGCGATCGGAGATCGAAAAGACAAATCAGCTGCTTGCCATCGCGAAGTCCGCCTGGACGGCGGCGGGCAAGTCGCTGGAGGATTTCGGCAAAAAGTGCGACGCGGTCGGCAGGGGTCTGACCACCGCGGGCCGCGCGCTGACCACCACCG